GGGTATCAGGCTCAACAGCTAAAAATGAAATACTTTTTAAAACCTTATTAAGGCTTCTAGCTTCCATTCTGTCAATCATTTCCTTATCTAATCCACATATAATTCCTAATACCTCTATGTTAAAATCCTGTTCTTTTAATTTCTTTCTTTTTAACTTCTCAAACTTTTGGTACATTTCTATCGTTATACCTGTCCAATCAGTAGGAACTTCAACTTTCTTTTTTAGTCTTTCCATTTTATTAATATATATAAATTTTTAATAATCGTTTATAAAATATAGTATTGTCCACTATAATTTGTCATTAGCTTGTTTAACGCAACATATCTTATAGCATCTAACAAGTGATCCTTTTGGTTTGTTGCAGGCTTATTAACAATATGTCCGTTCTTATCCGTAAGCCATTTGTAGTGCTTAAATTCGTTTATAGCATTTGTGCTGTTCTTTGTTATGTTTATTTTAAATCTTCTTAATACATCAATACCCATATTAATACTATCTGCCCCTTTCTTAGCACCCTTAATATTGTAGCCTAATCTATGCAGTTCTTCTATTGACTTAGGCTCTGCACTATCTGCAATTATTTCTGTTTGTCTTGTTATATTTAATTCTCTTAGCTTTTCTGCTATATCCTGATTTGTTAATCCTTTGCTATATATTAGCTCATTAATATACAAATTATCGTTTAGCTTATAAACCTCAGCAATAGCAGTAGGATCATTTGAATAACCAAAGTCCATACCAATAGCTATTAGATTAGATTCTAAAGGTATATTATTTGCTATTTCAAATTGTCTAAATATCGTTTCAGTTGGCTGTGCCATATCACCAAGTCCGTATATCTTCCAATAGTTACTATCTAATTCCTTTAGCCTTTCTATTTCCTTTATTGTTTCATCAGGCAAAAAAGGGTTATCTAAATAGGTTGATTTAATAAAGGTACAATCTTCTCTGTTCATTACCTTGTCATATATCCAGCTATAAGGATCTGATGGATTAAAATCTAAATATATATTTTCTGTTGTCCTTAATGATAATTGCACCCAGTCCTCAAAGCTAAATTCATTAGCCTCATTAAGCCATAAAACGTGTCTCTTTCTTCCTCTTATCTTTTGTGGCATATCTACTGAAATAAATTCTATGTCATTACCATTGAGCTTATATGTTAGCTCAGATTTATTGTGATTATCAGGGTTATATAAATTATTTTCTTCTAAGATAGACATTACATCACGATAGGCTGTGCCCTTTAGTGCAGGTAAAGTCTTTCTACATATTGTATATACCTTACCCCTTTCCTGTAATGCTTTTAATATAATTAATTGAGCTAATGAATAGGTTTTACTTGATCTTGTTCCCCCTTGATTTACTACAATTCTTGTATCTGCATTAAGATTTTTCCTTAGAACTATTGTTCCCTTTATGTTCAAAGATTTCAATCTCTATTTTATTTATTTGTTCATTACCACTTGTTAAGTCTATTTCTTGTTTCTCAATATATCCTCTTTTCTTTCCTTGAGTTTTTAAATAGAATATTGTAGCAGCAGTTGAGTTACTTTGTATCTGTTTATGTAATTGGCTTTCTGCAAAGTCTAATGCTACATTTTTAAGCTCATCTACTTTATCCTTAAATTCAGTATCGTTATTATACCATTCATAATAAGTTGTTCTACCAACCCCTACCTTTTTACAAGCAGTAGTTACAACCCCTAATGATTTTTCTAAAGCATCTAGTAAGGCTTTTTTAGTGTGTTCGGTTTTGTTCATTTCTCAATATCTTTTTTATAGTTTTTTGCTTCTACATACCTCTTTTCTAAATCCTTTAAATGCTCAGGATCTATTCTTTTCTTTTCTCTTTTCATTTTAACAGCTCTTATTCTTTCTACTTCTTCGTTTATTTCTAAACATTGCCACATTCTTTGCAAAGAATAATACACAATAGAATACCTGTAGCTACCTTTGTGCATATACTTTATAGGACTAACTCCGTGTAATAAGTCCTGCCCATCAAATATAGTTACTGAGCTATCACCTACTTCTAATGATATATCTATTTCAGGTATAACTAAATGCCCACCCCTAACATCACCTTTAAATACAAGCATATTGCTATATACATTCTTAAAGTTTCCACTATCAAAATGATAATTAAGCTGATTGTTCTTATTTACTATTCCACTTGTAAATACTGTATCTTTAATTATCCATTCCTTTTTTACCTTTTCGTTTACCCTTTTCTTATGATCGTTATAGGTTTCTGGAAAATACTTTCTATAATGGCTTTCTATCTCTCCTGCATATTGGCTTATTAGGTAATGTTCCTTAGGGTGATTCTTTCCCATAGCTGATGCACTACAATAATCTTGCCTGTTTTCTTGTCGTGGCTTATATCCAAATACTGCACTTTGGCTTTTTAATCCGTGTACTCTCCTGCCTGTTCCATATTTTATACTTTGCACTGCTCTCCTTAATTTATCAGGTTTCTTTTCTAATGTTTTGTATAGTAATATAGGCTTGCCATCAAGCGTAATAATGCAATCTTCTTTTATATGTCTATTAACATCAGATAAATGTGCAGTTCTTCTTACAAAGTCTTTTTTGTTTATTTCCTTTCTTGTTACTTCTATTTTCTTCATAAATTCTTATCTCTTAATCTTAGCTCTGCATTTCCTGAGCTTTTTCTTATATACATTGTGCAATAATCAGGAAACATACTATAAATCTTATTAATGCTATCAAATATGTATTTTTTAGTTCTTATTGTTTGTAGTCCTCCCTCCTCTTTAAAAAATTTAGACTTTATTGTTATATAATCAAATCTAATTACTATTTTGTTCTTAATGTATTGCCTTATGCTATATTCGTAATCCTCTCCGTGATTCGTTCTTCTTTTTAAGAAAGGATCGTGTTCAATAATTACACCAAATATACCTCCACATATATAACATAGTTTCTTATATACTCTGTATTTCATAAAATAACCGTTTGCAGCAGCATACAAGCCAAAAAATTTAGCATTTTTTTCTTCGCATAAATCAAAGCCTTTAATAATAAATTCTTCTTCTAAGCTATTTATTGGCTTTAATTTACTTTCATTCTTTAAAAATATTCCGTCAAGATCATCGTCCATCATTATAACTCTTTCTCCCTCATTATAATAATTTTCTATAAAATTTCTTTGCTCACCTATTGTAGGCACACCAACAACAATTTTATATTTATTACCTAAACTTTTTTTGTATATCTTTTCCTCATCTTTGTCAGCTACAAATATTGTTACCCTATTTATATCTATATTTTGCTCATCTAATATTCTTAGGCTTTTTTTCTTTATTGTTTCCGATCTCTTATAAGATGGAATAGCTATTTTATAATCCATTTTTAAAATAGTTTTTCATTAATAAATTAACTACTTCCGTATTATCGTTTAGGTTTTTGTCCTCTCTTATCTTTTCAAAATTTTCTAAAGCATTTTTAAAGTCATCACTATTATAATACAGCACTATTTGTTTTATTTGTGCGTTTATATAGGTATCTATTTCTGATGCAAACTTATCTTCATCTATTTTCTTGTCCTTTGGATCATCATCTTCTACCCATACATCTAAACCCCATTCATTTAGCTCATTGTTGTTCCATTCGTTAGCTAATATATCCCAATCCCAATCACCAAAACTTGCGTTATCCTTAATTATAAATTGGTTTTTTTGTTCTTCGCTTAATTCGTTTACCTGTATATAATGCACTTCTTTAATTCCTAATTCCTTAACAGCCTGTAATCTCATATTGCCACCAAGCACAACTAAGTCCTCATCTACAACAATAGGTCTTAGCTCAAGCATCTTTGGTAGCTCTTTAATAGATTTTTTGAGCTTTTCAAATTTATCTTTTTTAATTGTTCTAGGATTTTTTGGATTGAGCTTTAATTTGCTTACCTCAATCGTGTTTATTTTTGCTGATTTCATTTTCGTATAAGTATTTATTAATATTTTCTAAGTGTTGTATTCTACAATATGTATTAAATTGTTTTTCTGTTTCTGCTCTTGTATGACATTCTCTACATAAACAAACTAAATTCTCAATATAGTCCATACATTTAGATCCTCCTAAGCCTCTTGCTTGTATATGGTGTATATCCTTTCCCTCAGCTCCACACATTTCACAAGCAACATAGTCGCTTTCATCAAGCCAAAAAAAAGTCATATAGACTTTAGTGTGATTTCTCATAGCTTACAGGAATTTTTATATACCTTTTTTAAATTCTTTAATATTTGTGCATTACAAGGACTACAGCTTTTCCATTGTGGATTAGATCCAAAAACACCTTTATATAATGCAGATATTACCTGCCTTTCACCTGGTGTTAATGTAGCACTACTTTGCAAAGGAAATACCTCCTCATATATTTTAATCTCATCTTCTGTAAATTGTCTTATATTTTTAAATCTAGGAAACATTTGATTAAGCTGTTTTCTTCTTTCCTCGCAACCACAATCATCACCAAGAACAGCCTTTGCTACTTTATCTATTCCTGTAGCCTTTGTAATTTTTGCTATTGTATCTCCTAAGCCTTTGCTTTTATCTGCCATATTTTAAGTATTTAATTGTTATATAGCTAATTATAGGTAGCATTAATATCAGTATAAATATGTTTATATGACTTTCTCCACATAAGCCAAATAAGTGTTTTATAAATTCAATCATTTAGTTCTTTTTTTAAATATTCTTTAACAATTCTTATAGATTTCCCTATTGTGTTTCTATTAATCTTTGTAGCCATTTGCATAGAAGTTAAGCTAAATTCATTTAAATAATATATTTTAAATATTTGCACATCAAACCAATTTAAATTTTTACACTTTTGATCTATCCAATTAAGCCTTTCTTCCATTTGCATAAGATAATCTAGGTTATCTATTTTTATACCCCCTCTTTTATTTAATATATAATTATCTTTAAATTGTTTTCTTACTGTATAATGTCTTTTGTATTTATAATAATAAGCCGAAGTAGATGAGTGGTACTGATTTATCATCATTCTAACCAAAAAATATAACATCTCTTGTCTTTCTATCAGTCCACTCACCATTATAAAGTCTTTTTTGTAAATATCTAAAAGCACTTCGTGTAACAAATCTTCATAATCAGGGTATCTTTCATTAGTTAGCCTCCTGCTAACTTCTGTTAGTTTGGTATAATTTTTGTTTATATATTTGTTTAATATTAACACAATTTAGGCACACCTAGTTTTATTAATTCATCATACTCCCACAAGCCAAGCCTACTGCCCTCTATTTCTACATTAGTTTCATATTTTAAATATAAAGCCTCTACCTTTCTTCTTATATATTTATCGTAATCTACACCCTCAAAATCAGTTTCTAAATCTCTATGCACAAAAGTTTCTCCTGACTTTCCATCATCAATAGTAAATAAAAAGCAGTGTGTAAATACCATGTGTTTAGGTCTTTCTATATTTTTATATTTCTTCATTTTTATAAGCCTTAATTATTTCTATAAATTCTTTTAATGATCTGCATACTACTGCTTTGTAGTTTCTAGCATTTAATTTAGCTATCCATTCTTTCTGTTCTTTTGTGGGGTAGTTGCCTTTTGTTTTAAGCTCAACCATAAGTCCGTTATATTTATTGTTATTAGATGGCTCAAAAATTAGCACATCAGGAACACCTTTTTTATAATGCCTTGCTAATATTCTTTTTTGTTTCCAATTTGATCTACCTAAAAATACACCACCTAATGTGCAGGTGTACAAAAAGCCTGTGTAATCTAAATAGGTAACTATTTCGTTTTGTAAATCTACTTCTTTCATTTTCTTCTATCTATAAATATTGTTAGTTGTATTAAAAGTAAATATATTCTCATCTCAAAATATGGGTGGTTTTTATCTGCCTCATAATGCCTTACACCTATTAAAAGTCCGTTCCATATTATAGATATTATAACATTCATCTCTTAATCCATTTTATTTTACCATCATAAGAGTTTACTTTTTTCTCATATCCTATACCTCTTAAATGATTATAATAAGATAATAATGCAGATTGATCCTGCTCAATTCTTTTAGCAAAGTGAACATCATAATAATCTGGAAACTTAGGACTATTTGAATTATTACCTTTATCAAATTTAGCATTATTTCTTACCCATCTTTTGTACCTTAATTCTGTGTTCCAAGTTTTTTCTAGCTCCCATCTCATTTTCCCTTTGTTATTTTCTTCTGTCCAATAATCAAAAAAATCTTCTACAAAATCTTTAGGTTGTAAATTTTTAATATCATTTAAAAACTTTTGTTTTGGAGTTATCTTAATATTATTATTTAATATTAGTTCTTTATTATTATTAAGTGTTTTAGAATTTTTTGATAAGCTGTTATTAAAATTTTCACAATCCAGTATATTAATTTTTTTATTATTAGATTTTAAATTTTTTAATAACTGTGCTTCATCTATTTTAAAATGTAATTTAGCTGGTATACCCTTTCTTTTTACCTCTAATATACCCCACTTTACAAGCGTAGCTATCGCTTGCTTTATTTGGTAATAGGAAAGGGTAGTAACACAGCTTATGTTTTCTGTAGTGCAGTAGAACATTCCTGTTACTAACTTATTGTTATCCTTAAAATATTGTTGTTGCTGATATAGATGTGATAAAACAACACTAGCATCTATTCCTATAATTGTTAAAAGCGATTTATTTAGAATAAGAAAGGGTGTAGATGCTAATGTTGATTTGTTCATATTTAAATATATAATATTTTTTTAATAAATATTAATTTTATTACTCATTTTTTATTAACAACCTAATGTTAAAAAGGTAGATCCTCAAATTTTTTGTCTTTTAAAAATTGATTATACCTCATAGTATATTTCTCAACATCATTTAAAGAAATAACTTTATTACTTGCAAGATCTATTGCACCCTTAAAAGCTACGCTAAATCTAATATCCTCTTTTTGATCGGAGTTATTATTTGAATAACTAGAAGTAGGCACAAAATTATTAAAAGGCTTTATTTTAGGGTATGCACCATCTTCATAAGTGTACTCAACTTCCTTTCCTATCTCAAATTTATTTTGTTCAGGCGACTTAGAGTTATAATCTCCTATATCTCCATTCTCCATAACAATTTTAAAAGAGTACATTTTACCAAACTTACCCTCCCAAGGATCTAATTTAGTAATGTTTTTAACAACTGATTTTTTCATTTTTTATTTAGTATTTAATTAATAGTTCGCTAATATCCACATTTAGTATATTACATAATTCCAAAAGCTCAGAAACTTTAAATGTTCCAGGACTTTCAATTTTATTTAATATACTAGGGTAGGACAAACCCATTTGATCAGCAAGTTGTATTTTTCTGATCTTATTTCTAATCATTAGCCTATAGATAGATTCTCTTATATCTTGGCTTGTGTTCAATACTTTATATTTCATCTTGTTTTTTTATTAATGAGTTTATAATATTATTATACCTGCTATACATTTTATTAAATGTTAATTTAACAGCTGGTCTTAATACATAACCTCTAAATTCGTGATAATTATTAACGTACAAAGTTTCGTGATGATCTCCGTATATATCCTTACATTTTTCTAGAGCAAGATGCTCGGCTAATTCCTTTAGATTTATTTCTTTCATAACAATATCTTTTTATAAATATATATAAAATTTGATAAAATTGTTTATATTTTTACATTAATAAACAACTTTTCTGATTAAATCTTGCGTAATCTATATCATTTTCTATAAGAAAATATCTTTTAAACCTTTTCTTTTGTCCATATAAGTTTACCCTGCTTTCCCATTTATCTAATATAGTATATCCATCTTCCTTTAAATTTCTTATTACCCCTTGTAGATCAATAATTAAAAGCTCTACAACACAATCAAATGAGGTTATACTTTCATTCTCTTTTAAGTATTTTAATAATGTTTCTTTTTGTGTCATTTTTTTTCAGTATTTATTTTATTAATATAATCGTTTAATTTTTCTTTCATATAAGGTATGTCTAATGTTCTTAATAGCTGATATGTGCATACTGCTATAGTTATTTCGTTTCCATTATCATCTGTTCCACCTATATAAGTTTCCAAGCCATTACAAGCAAAGGTGTGTAATTCTGTTGTTTGTATATATTTAACATCACTACCATCTATATAGCGATCTCCTAAACTTTCTTTTAATTCTTTTTTAAAAATATCTTTGTCCATAATTTTAATTTTTTAATAGTTATCTATTGTTGAGTTGTCAAATGTTGTAGATGAATTTGGGTGTGTCCTATCATAATTAATTAAATCTTCTTTTAACTTTTTCATTTCATTTTTTCCTTTCCAAATCCAATCTTTGTTTGATGCGTATTCGTGTTCACTATACCCCCAGCCTTTTTCATTTTGAGGAAATACTAAAACATCTCTGTTCTTTAACCATTCTTTTTTACTTACTTCGTAAAATTTTTCTAAGCCATCTACCCATATTACTATTTTTTCCTCATACCAATCCAAGCACTCTTTATCATCTAGATCTGTTGCTATATTTATATCAAACAAACTTCTTAGTGGTTTATCATTATTTTTAATATCTTTAAGGCATAATTCAACACACTTAATTCTAAAGTCAAACTCTTCTTTACTTATTTTCATTATTTCTTTTTTATTTTCCATTATTCCTTAGATTTTAAATAGTCCTCATATTCTCTCATTACCTCCTCGTGATTTACATCTTCTCCATAAGATCCTTGTACAATATCCTCATAAAAAGAAGTGCCTATTATTTTAATTTGATTATGAGGCTTTGTATATAAAACACTCATCATATCATCAAACTCTTTTTTAGTGCCTGTAAATACAGAACTCTCATAACTACTACTTGGCAAATCACTAAAGTTATCTCCTGTAATATGATCCTTTGCAACCTCAATAACTCTACCTACATACTCAATGTAGTCAATTCTCCACTTGGCTTTAACAGTATTATATAATTCAGGCTTATTTAGTTCTTTTGAGCGTGCTGATTTTTTTCTATATTCTTCCATATATCTATCAAATTCACTTATACTATCTCTTTCTTTTTGTAATTCTTTTAACTTATCCATAGAATCGTTTAGCATTTTATTAATATTTTTCATTTTTTATAATTTTCTAGTTAATAATTCATTTATCTGTGCCTCATAGTCATAAAATTCTGCTTCTGCATTTTGACTTGCTAATAAACTTGCTAACATCTCAGAATTTAAATCACAAGTTTTATAACCATAATCATTAGCTATATTTAGGCTTTCAGTTAAAGATGGATCGTTTTCTTGTAAATACTTTATAGCCTTATGATAGTATATTATTTGAACATCAAAAGCCCCATCATTTCTTAGTATATCTACTAAATCATCAAAATCTTCCATATTATCTAAGTCATCTTCTGTTAAGTGATCCATAATATCAAACTCAAGATCTGCTGATATTCTATTAAAGTATTCTATAATTTCTTGTTTATTTCTCATTTTTATATTATTTATAAATTTAACAATTATACAGCTAATATAATAATAATTTTATAAACAGCAAAATAAATTAATAAATATTTAAAAAAATTTATATATAATTTTAGCTAAGATTATAGCTCCATAAGTAGATTTAAGGGTAATTTACCGTTGTTTAGCACTACTGAACACCCTATAGCTGGTTTCTTTCCATATTTAGCATAAGCCATAGCATAGGCTTCGTGATTGATCCCACAGCCTACCTGCATTCCGTATACTCTAAATTTTTGCCCTACATAATGCTCACAATAAGCCTGAGTATGTAAATGTCCTTGTACTGTATTCATCATATCTGCTTTACATTTAGTCCTTGCAGTACCCCCTTCTCCGTGTAAGTATTGAACACCATCTTTTACATATCTTTCTACAAAATTCCAATTAGGCACCTCTAATACTTCTTTATAGCTTTTTATCCATTTGCTAGGAATAGAAGAAGTTTGTGCCTTTCTCATTACCATTCTATCGTGGTTTCCTATTATTACAGTAGCTACAGGAAAAGCCTTATACCACCTTGCTATTCTTTCTATTGCTAATTCTAATTCATCTGCCCCCCCCATTCCATCAGCGTTTGTTTCGTGGTAGCTACTATAGTGATTATCAATAATATCACCAATAAAAACTACTTCTGTGCAGTCAAATTGATCGTATTTAGATAGGCAAAATTCTAAGTATTTATCTAAGCAGAAAGGCTCGTGCAAATCTCCTATTACCAAAACATTATTTACAACCCCACCCTCAGAAACTCTCATTTCCTGTATAAGATCGTGTTCTGTTTTAGTTAATCTAAGTCTATAGTTTTTTTTGATAATTTATTTTTTTAGTTTCTCAACTGATCTACCACCGAAATAAGCACCGATAATAGTTATAAGGACTAATTGCAACAAATCTGTCCATTTTTCCTCTACTTGAAATTTGATACTACCACTATCAATAAATACAAGTAACATTGTGCAAGATATGGTAAAGACCAATACAAGTGGCCTTACATTTTTAGATAACCAACTATCAGAGTTCATATCTGCTTTCCATCTTTCACTAACATTTTTCTCTACCTCAACTTGATGGCTTACCATTAGCTCCTTTATCTTTCTTTTAGCCTCAAGTTTTTCTTCTTTTGAGGTGCTTAAATTATCTAATACACCACCAACAGTTTCTACTAATTTATCTGCTCCTCCTCCAAAAATTGTTTTTAGTATTTTCATTTTATACCCATTTATATTTAGTTTTACCACTTTCTCTATAAGCCTCTAGTAATGCTTTTCTGTTATACTCGTGGTTATAGCTTATATGAATCCAAGCGTAATCAAACTCATTTATCATTTGGTCAAAGGGTAAGCCTAACTCTATAACCTTATTCCAAACAATCTTATTGTCCATAACATTATCTACCTTAAATTGTAGGTCTGCTGCTTGTCCTTTACAGTGTTGGCTATTTTTAGAGCCTCTAATGGCTTTATTTAGCTCAAATGAACGATATCCACTTGTAACCCTAATTGGTTTCCCTAAAGCCTCCCTAAGTGGTTGTAGCACATATTTAACAAGTAGCTTTATATTCTCAATATGTTCTTCTGTGGGATCGTTGCTTATTCCTGCCCTTAATGCACTTGTACTTTTTGTGAATTCTTTTAGTGTAAAATTTTTTGATAAATTCATTACCTAAATTTAGAGATTATAACGCTGTCAATAACAGCTTGTATTTCTTGTTTTTTAACATTTAACTGAAACATAAGATTACCTTTGAATCTTTTTATTTCTTCTTTTTTGTTAAAAACTATTATCGTGGGCAACACTTTAATCTTGTAAGATTCTGCCAAGTCAGGGTAATCCTCAATACATATTCTGTACACCCTACAATCCTTTAAACTGCTTAAGAATTGACATTTGTTACTGTCGTTCCAATCTGCCCAAAACTCAATTACTAAAGGCTCATTGGATTGCTGATACTTTGTGAATTCAGTATTTGTTATAAGCGATTGGCTCAGACATTGATTGGATATTACCCACAATAATATTAAAAAAAGGTATCTCATTTTAGCTCATATACTCTCTCCTCTATCTTCTCAACCTGCGTTTCTATTTTTCCTAGCTTTTCTGCATTACTCATTACTGTTGTGCTAATAAGCTCTAATTTTAAATCAAGTTCCTGTCTAGTTATTTCAGGATCTGGAATTACTACTTTAGGTAGCTCCTTTGCAGCTTCTATTTCCATACTTAACGAATAATACATACCTATAAAACTTGCAACTAATGCTACTATAGTAGCTATAGATTTTAATGAAAGTACAAACTTGCTATTTTCTGATACCTCTGTTGCCATTAGCTTTTCATATTACAAGATTTGTCTGCTAACCCTTGACCAATAATCATAGCTACAGTAATGATTACTAAAGTATTCATTTTAGTATCGCTAATTCCAAAGCTATCTGAGAATAATATCAGCATAACAGTTACAAAACCATACCAAAACTTTCTTGATTTAATAAATTTTAAGACTAATTCTTTCATTTTCTATTTTATTTTAAAGTTAATTTTTCCATTTTCTATATATACATTTTCTCTCCTGTATATTTCCTTTCCATTTAAATTATATATTTTTTTACTGTTTTTCGTTTTTTGCAGTAGCTCTAAAATAGCTGTATTTCCACAAGGCAAACCTGTTAAACAATCAACATATTCATTTACATACAAAGTGTCTATGACCTCTACATAGACTGTATCTACAGGAACATAGTCAAATACAAGACAATCTATAAAAGTAGTAGGTACTGCATCTGCTTCATCAGATCCATCTACACAATCTAACCAACCATCATTAAGGTAATACAAGTTATTAAGACCATTAGGTACACAACCATTAGGAGAATACTGAGTCCAATTAGCTTCATCATTTCCACAATAAAATCCATTTTGCTCAACGCATAATTCACAATTTGTTTGACTAAATCCATAACTAAAAATTAAAAATAATACTAAAAATTTCTTCATAACTAAAATATTAAATAATTAAAACCAAATTTAAACTCTTGTATAGGCTTTTCCCAGTATTCTAAATATGTTCCCTCTACAAATATTCCTAAATTTTTTGTTACCCTCCAACCTGCTACTAAACCAAAATCAACATCAGTAGGCACATTTTGATAATCATAAGAATAATTATCTAAACCATAGTGCATAGGCATTACATTAAGCCAAGCGTGTAGCCAATATTTATCACTATAATAATAATAAGCTGTTCCAATAACCATAGAAAGCTCATTAACGCTACCTAGTGCGTTTAATTGCTCTCTATTGTATTCTGCTATTGCCGATCCAAAATAGTGCTTAAAAAACTCATCATTTGAGGTTGCTATTAAATCACCATCTTTAAACCAATGATGGCTACCAAAAACAAATTGAGTAGAATAGCCAAAGTCTTGAGCTAATTCCTGAAAAGCACTTTCACCACTAACCCAAAAGTCCTCAATAGGTGTAATGCCATAGACTGGGTGATTTCTTCCTACTAATCCAATAGTAAAATCAAAAGATCCTTTATTAACTCTAAATCTTGTATCAAAAGATATGTATTCTAAATCTCTACGTTCATCATCTTTAGCTTGTATTTTAATAACAAATTTATTACCTAAGTATCTAAGCCAAAAATCTCTATTAGTATATGTTTCAGAACGATTACGAATAAAAGAATAATTAAACAAATACTCCCAGCCATTATTATTACCAATAGTAGTATTATCTGCAACGCTTTTTTCATTTCCATAATACCACGTTGTAAGTTTTTGCTCATAATTAAATCTTGCAATCTTTCTAATACCAATTGTAAAGTTGTAGTCATAAGGATTTATTTGAGTTGTTTCTTCATAACCTTTATTTATTGCTATATAGTCTTGATCTTCAATCATACTTGTATTTATACTACCTGAAGAATATATAGTAGCATATTTAAAAAAGTCTTGTGCTTTACAAGTTCCTATACTAAGGACAAAAGCTATTAATAAAAAGTATATATGTTTTTCATTCATCTTCATTATAATATTTTCGTATAAGCATAGGTTACATAAACATCAGCTGACCAACCACCATTAAAATCTGCTGATGAAGATAGTACAAAAGGTTTATTTTGTAAAGTATCCTTACAAGAACCTGTTATACTGGGAGTAGCACCAAAGCAAAAAGAAGCGTTATAATCTACAGTATTCATAAAACGTCTAAAATAAGACCAGTAATTTGAAGAATCATTAGCGTCATAAGAAAGGTATAAATTAGCATTAGATGATTCAGCTGAAGCTGCGTATGTAGTTAAAATTGTAACATTATATACAGTAATCATATAACCACTTAAAGCTCCTACTAAAGTCTTAGGATTAGAATTTAAATCTATTTCAGCATTACTAACAGAAATCTTATCTGTTTGTATAACATATTTAAAATCTGTTTTTTTACTTGTTCCCTGCGCAGATGAACTTGTGTCCGATACGTCCACCACCATTAGTAAATCTCCACTACCTGCTTGTTCTGCTAGTTCTGTTTTGTCTGTTAGTTTTTGGTTTGCCATAACTATCTAAATATTTTTTTAGTTTTTGTTCGTTATTTTTCCTTTGTTTCTTTTGTCTTTTTGTTAGCATACTCTAACAATCTACAATAGTTACACCTGCCTTTCTTAATATAGCGTTATACCTTTCTCTACTTGGTGCAACATCAAGATTTAATCCAGCATAATAATTAGCTGTTGTTGGACTAAGATCTGCCCCAGTGTTTGAGCTATATTCAGGAAAGCTACTTGTGTTATTTGATATATAGTCAATTAAGCGTTCTCTATAAAATTCTGCTTGATCCATACTTGCTGAAATTAAAGGCTTTAAATCTGAATGAGATGCACTGCTCCCTTGTTCGCTTGACATTGTTACTACGGCATTATTAACCATACGAAGTCTAAGAAAGGGCAAACAAGTTGCAAAAGCAAACTGCACTAAAGCAGGTTGTATATATGTTTGTAAAAGCGTTAAATATACTCCTGTTAAGCTACTGCCCTGAATATCTGATATTATCTTATTGTATAAATCAGTTCCAAGCACTGGTAATATATACCTATCTTGAGCCATTAGTATATAAGGTAGTAATAGATTGTCATCTACGCTACCACCTAAAGCTGTATCTTTTTTTATTCTATCTGTGCTTATAAATAATGTGTGTTGTATCGCCATATTTTACTTTTTATGATCCTGGATAACGTCCTTGATTAGGCATATTTACAGGAGCTATTTTACTATCTTCTATTCCTCTTGGTTTTCTAACATAGCTTTTAGGTATGCTACTTACCTTATTGTAATCATCATCTAAACTTTGTCCATCTATTAAATCAGTTCCTTTTTTAAGCCTATAAAGTACCTCGTTCCATTTATGCCTGCAATACAAACCTCCTTTAAAACGAAATAAGTCATAAGACTTGCCTTTGTGTCCAAATTGCTTATTAATTCCATCTCTACTTGCTTTATCTATATCTTCTATTCTATATACAAAGCCACCCTTACTTAGCCTCATCATATTTTCACAAAAAGGTCTAGATTTGTTTCCTGTTTTTTTTGCCTTTGTTGATCCTACTGCATACTTAAATCTTACTCTATAATAAGACTTATCTAAATAACTAAACTTATCTTCGTTACTTTTAATCTCATTTACTGCAAAATCTTCTCTTTTTTGTATTAATCTATCTGCCCATTCTTCGTAGCTATCACCTGTTCCCTGTTCTCTTTCATCTACTACTTCCCATTCTTCCTCATTTATTTTTTCTCCTTGTAAATTATCTAATAGGCTATTAAATTGATCGTCTGAAAGCTCAGTTAATTCTTCTACATTTTTTATTTCTTCTACTTTCTTTGCTGCCCAAGATTGACCTGCATCACCACCCCATAATGCCCAAGCTATTCTACCAGCACTTGGAAAGCCATCTTCACCTATATCAAAACCCTCTCCTTTTTTATCTACTTCGTGCCTACTAAAAAAGCTGTGCATTCTTTTAATTGTATCTAAGCCTAAGTTTTGTCCGTTAATTATTGATCTGGCACGAGCAACAGCAACCATTGTTCCACCTCTTTTGTGTTCTTTTCTCCAGGCAAGTCCTTTTTTTGCCTCAGAAACCATACCCTTAGTCGGCTTTGTATCTATATCATCAAGAGCCTTAAATTCTTTCTTTATTTCCTCGCCTGTATCTATACCCTCTTTCTCTTGCTCATCTTCATCTATTTTTTTTGCTGTATCAATATCAATAAAATCAGCAGGTTTAAGCGATTTAAAGTATAAATCAAGGCTTATGTCACAAATATTAAAAACACGCTGTAAACCATCTAAAAGTGTGTTTTGAAAGGGCTTTATAACAGTATTGTTAAATAAGCTATAAGAATCTCTTAGTTCATCAGCATTATTACCAAAGCCACTACCATCTCCTTTAACACCAAATAGCAAAGGACTTGTAACTCTATGTCCTGTTAAAATTTTTCTTGTTGTTTCTTGTGATAAGAATTGGTAGCTATCTGAATTGTCATTAGCATTTATTGGAACTATCTCAGGTGCTGTGTCCTTTCCATCATTAAAGGTTAATAATATTTTTCCAGCATTACCACTTCCACCAAATTTTGAGTTAATTTGTCTTTCTATTGTTCTTCTTTCTTCTCTTGTTGGTATTCCGTTAGCAAAGTTTACAGCCATACTTGGAAACATACCTGACTTTATATTAGATAAATGAAACTGTGCTATCTCCATATCTAATTGTATGTAAGAAGTAGATCCTTGATAGTCAGGTAAAGAATAATAATGAGTACCAGGTGAATAATCTTTTATACACATAACTTGACTTGCACTTGTTCTGTCCTTTTCATCAAACGCTTTATATGTTCTTGGTTTGTGCCTCCTATAATTTGCCCAGTCTGCTGAATAATAATACTCATTTACATTTCCATAACCATCAGCTTTTCCACTTCTTATATATTGTGCAGGTATATGATAAATTTCTACTATTTTTGTTCTTGGCTTGTTCCATATAACATTTACATAGCACATACCAAATAGCTTTAGATCTATAGCCAAACACTTTAATACATCTTTTTGAGAATTATTAAGCAAAGAAGTTAGCCTTAGCCATTGTTCCTTATGCTCATCACTATCTTGTCTATCTGTAGCCTCTATTCCCTCTCCATAAATCATTGAGGCAACCCCTTTTACAACAGCATTATTAATACTGCTACCATTATATAGTTCTAATAAATATTGAGGGTATAAATTATCATCTCCAAAAGAGATCCATTCTTTACTTGCTGTTTCTGTAATTACAGGCAGATTAAATTCTGATAAATGTATTACTGATATATCTGTATTATTTTTCTTTTTCATTAGTTGCTATAATTAGGTGTCCAAGTTTGTACTCCGTATTCTACATCTCTATTATCTACTGAAGCTGAGGCAGGCTTACCAACAGCTGTCATCTCAACTTCTGTTAAATCATTTGTTGTATATGGATTGTAAGAAACAAAAGCAGGGTTTAAATAAGCTGCCCAACTTGATGAATTAGTAACTATATCTCTGTTTTCATCAGTTACATATACAACAGGCTTTATTTCAGGTATTAAAGTCATACTAGCGTGATCTGTATCAATAGTAAAAGTTGTTGAATAATATACTTTTACATCATAAGTTTCTATAGTAGGTAATACTATACTACTTCCATAGGCATTTCCTGATAAATCCATTGTTTGAGCTCCTGTCCATTTAGGCATAAAAACACTACAAGCAAATTTGACATATCTATTATTACTTTCATATACAGGACTTGAAAAATCACTGTTAGCAGGTCTTGCTATACAAGAACGCTGATAATTGTTGTTTCTTCCTGTAAATTTTAATACTATCCAATAAGTAGAAGATGGCAAATCTACATAAGCGTTTATATTCTCATAAAAACTTAAATAGTTTTCTGTAAAAGGAAATAATACGAAATCTGCTTTATACATTATCTTTCCATAGTTTATCTTGATACTCTTTTATAACTTCTAATCTTTCTTGCTCTGTAGTAGTTTTTTCAAACTTCTCATTGTACTCATCTATCATATCAAAATCAGGAACTTTAGTCTGTGTACTCATTGTAAGGGTTTGTTTCTATTTTAACTTCTTTTTTTTTCTTTTTTGGTTTAGGATTATCTTGTTCAAAGTACCCATTTCTAACGCTTTCTGATAATCCTTTGATAGTCTTTTGATTTAGTTTATCTAAAGGTATTCTAAAGTTTGGTACTGTTTTACCTTGATATTCTTTTTTTACTTTCCAAGCCATAATATAAGTCTTTTATTAATATATATAAATAGTTGTAATTCGTTTGCAAGTGTTCGTTTTATAAAAAAAATTTAATAAAATATTAGAAAATATAAAAGATTTTTTATATATTTGTTATAACAATAACAATAACAAAAAAATGAATACTACATATCGCTTAATAAATCAAAAAGGTAAAGGTTATAAAGGATTGTATAAAAAATTATTTAATCTTTTAAATAAAGATTCTATTTTTTGCAAATGTTACCAAGAAAATGAAGATGTTTTTGATGGCAACGATATGATTGTTGTAACTACTTGGAGATATGAGGGAGAATTACCAAAAGGTATATTAGAAATAAATTAATAAAAAAAGGGAGCAATTAGCTCCCTTTCTTTTTGAGTAACGATTTATTAATTAAGATGCTACAATAGTTAAGTCAGCATCAGCATCACCTAATTGATCAAACGGAAAGTCCGTTCCACCACCTGAGGTTGGTTTTATCCATATCATAGGATCTTTTTCTTCTGCTCTTAATTCTAAAGTATAACCTGGCATATCGCCTTTTGCTGCTCCTGTTACAGCAGTTCCACCTGAAACATCTACTCCGTTATCCATACCTAGTAAGAATACATTGTCATTTACATCTTGAACAAATACCTGAGCTCTATTATAACAAATTAATTTTAACTCATTTGTCTGAGCTACTGATAATTTTTGTAATGTAAGAGATAAAGTTTGTTCAAAAAAAGTAGTTCCTGTTGCAGGATCGCTGTTAATGTTTACAGTCATTGAAGATAGGTTAGGTCTTAAAGTATATTTAAATACTGTCACTGTTGAACTTGTTGGTGTTCCATAAGCACTCCACCCTGTAAATCCTGCTGTGTCCATTTGTAGTACATCAGTACCATTAAATGTTGCAGCAGAGCGACATTCAGGAGAATAAGTAGAGGCAAAAAATATTGCTTTTAATCCTCCAATAGAGTCTTTGCAACCAACTGTTAGCCCTTTTGTTAAAGTACAAGCCATTTTATTTTATTTTTTAATTGTTTATAAAAAGGGGAGATATTTCACTCCCCATTAATTGTTATTACCCTGCGTAAAGCACCATATCAGATCCAAAAGCATAGTTAATACCAGCAGTAAATCGCATTACTACTCTAATATTATCTGATCCATCTAAATCAGCCATATCTAATAACTTAACTTCTGAGCTTGAGCCATCTGACCCCATAAACATATTAGATACTCTACCTGCTACCATAGTGTTATCAGCCAAACCTGGAGCGTGAGCTAATTGAATACCTGTAAAAGTTAAAGGTACTTCACCTTGAGCTTGGTATAAGTTAGCATAACCAAGTGCAGCTTGAGCTTGTTGATAAAATCTATAAGCTGATGTAGGTATAAAAACTCTTAAATCTTCTTTACCATAAACAGCATTAGGTATAGCACTTAATACTTTAGTTATTTCATCTACGATATTTGCAGCTGATAAAGTAGTAGCACCTGCTACATCATTTACATCACCATCAGCAAGTAATAATTTTCTAAAGCCATCAAACTGTCCGTTTTCATCAGTAGTTCCGTCCCAAATAGACTTTTCTATTTCTTGAGAAATTCTTGCAGCAGTTTGCCCTATAATGTAGTTACCAAATTCTTGAGGCACAGTTCCATTTAAACCTGCTGTCATATTTGCACCCTCCCAAGAAGATAGGTAATCTTGCTTACAAAGTTGCATATTAACATCAAAGTTTCTAGGCTCTAGTACTCTTTCTGCATAAGTTAGCGTACCTGAATCAGTAAAATCACAAGTTGCATCAGCCATCAGATTACCTGCAGTTCCTGCAATAGTGATCTTTCTTAAATTTGCTTTGTATTTAACATTGTTTAAAAATGTTATGTTATTTTCAGCCATAGTAGTACCTGAAAGTAACGCAGCTGATATATAACCTGCTGCTGCTTCACCAGCATAGTTAGAAGTTACCGTATCAGCAAAATTATATTTTTTATTCGCCATTTTATTTAAATTTTAGTTATTATTATTAAGTTTATTCATAAAGTACGCCACTCTTTCTTGCGTAGAAAGTTTTGACATATTAACAGTTTTATTTTTAGAAATAGGCTCAGGATTGTGTTTAAAACCCTTTGCTGCTGGTTCTTTTTCAAATTCTACCAACTTAGCTTTTAAATGCTCTACTTCTTCTACCAAACTGTTTACCATATCTTTAGACATCTCAACCTTTTCCTCAACAGCCTCCTCAACAACTTCTTCTTCTACTGTTTCCTCAGTTTCTTCTGACATATCTTCCTTTTTATACATTTTTTTCTCAAGCTCATCAACTCTTTTAGCTAACTCATCATAAGATTTTTTTAAATCTACATCTTCTGATTCTTCCATTTCTTCTTTATTCTCATCTTCTGCCTCTACTTCTTCTGCCTCCTCTCCCATATCTGAAATTTTACCATCATCATCAATAGTTACTTTAGCTCCATTTTCCATTGTATAAGATCCTGATGCTAAGGCACTAGCCTCGCCATCATCATTTACTACAAAAACTGCTGAGCCTATTGCAAAGTCCTCATCTTCGGTAGCCACAACTCTGCCATCTTCTAATATCATTTCAGCATACATTTTAACTTCCTTAGATTTTTTGTTATCAACAGACAACAAGGTTTTGATTTTTTCTAATGTGTCTTTCATTGTAATATTCTTTTTATTATTATATATAATTTTTTAATTTTCGTTTTTAAGCTACCTGTTTTTAGTACCTTTTTTTATAGCTGAACATATCTTAGCAGCAGAGTTTTTTCCGTACTTTTTCTTCATATCAGCAATACACTGCGTAAAAGGGTATTTAGCTAAAGCCTTTTTCGTAATGTATTCTTTCATTAGATCAAATTCTTGTTTCTCATCTTGAGCTATTATTAATCTAATTCTATCTAACAAGTCCTCATCAGATAGTAATTCTTTATCGTAATATTTTTTCTTTTTCTTTTTCTTTTTCTTGCCCATATCAGTAGCCTCTGAATGATCCTCACAAGCCATATATCTTATCACACCATTATCATCGTGTTCGTGATAACCTGTGCAATTTTTAAATTTAACAGCGTATGCCTCAGCCTCCTCTTTTGTTGCAAACAAAGGCTCATTATCCATAACACCAACTATTTCTATTTTACCTTTAAGATCCTCAAAAGACTTTTTCTTTGTAAAATCGTGCATAGTAGCCTCTATTAATTTATCAGTAAAATAACCCTCTATGCTAAACCCTTTGACTTCACCCTTTTTTACTTTATCCCACACTTCGCTATTGTTTACTTTCATTTTAACAAACCAAGTTCCTGTAGGCATATTTTTAAAACCATATTGTGAAGATTTATCTATTTTTTCATCTTCCTTTATCCAGCTCTCTACAACGCTTAAACCCTCAATAGGTATCTTATGCTCATAGGTTGCGTTATTGTTGTTTAAACTGCTCATAAATAGCTCCTGAGCCTTTTTAATAGTATCTTTACTAAAGTAAACTAAATATTCTTCATTTAAGTCTTGATCGTATCTTGGAATTTCTTTTTCAGGAATAAGAACTGCCCCTACTAATGTTTTCTTTTCTTCATCTAATTTAGCTAAAGATAGAAAGTTGTCTTTATTAAAGAATACCCAG